GGGAAGAAAGGTGAAAGGGTCTGGATGATATCGAAACTCAAAGAAGAAGCCGAAACTAAAAAGTTTAGGAAGTTTATGCCTATCTTCGATATATCTAAAAAGGAAGATGAGCATATCGTTGCTGGTGTGGTTTATAGCCCCAATGAGGTTGACTCCCAGGGCGATATGGCCACCGAGGAAGAAATCAGAAGGGCGGCCTATCGTTTTATAGAAGATGTACAGAAGTTTAAAGTAAACCATGAGGGTAAATATATTAAAGCTAAAATATTGGAGTTTTATCTGGCCCCTCAGAACTTGATAATAGCCGTTCAGGATATTAAAAAAGGTAGCTGGATAATGATACTCCGGATTCTGGACTAGGTTGTCTGGAAGAAGATAAAATCTGGTGAGCTTACCGGTTTTTCTTTAGCCGGTAAGGCTCATGGTATTCTAGCTTGACAACCTAAAATATGTTTGCTAAAATTAAGTAGTTTTAAAATTAAATATCGAATTACAAGTTTCAAGTTAGATCCTTAACGGGATGCTAAGCTTATGAAGATTGTAAAATCTTTGTGGTTTGGCATCCCGTTTTTTGTTTTATGGATACCAAACCGAAAGAAGGAAGGTGGCTAAAATTAAAATAGAGCATTTAGAGAATATTGATGTAGAAAAAATTGCTTTAGTCGATCTCCCGGCTATCCGAAGAAAATTCTTGATCGAGAAGCAGGATAAAAAAATAAATATCTCGATAGAAAGTGATGGGACTATTAAAGGCTCGAAAATCATTGAGAATGGAGAAGAGATTAAAAACTTGCAGGACTTCCATTTTTCCTTCTATAAACCAAGAGGAGAAATTGGAGAAACTGTCGGTAGCCCGATCTCTTGCTCTTATTCAAAGATTACCGAAACCGAAGATGGTTTCAAACATAGTGATACTTTCTTTCTATCAAAATCCGAGATGGAGGTGAATAAAATGGATAAGGAATTAAAAGAATCATTGGATTCCTACTTTGGTGAGGAAGTTAGTTTCGATACTGAAGAGTTTGAGAAAGCTAATCTTTCTGACAAAGCACTGAATGCCCTTAAAGGGGCGTTGAATTTAATTAATAAATATAAAGCTGATTTTCCCGACGACCTTAAAAAAGCTGTTGGGGTTCTGGCTAAATATTCTTCCTATGGTTATGGTTACCCGGCTAAAAAGAGCGATGATAATAAGGACATAAATAAAGCTGGGAAGACACTTTCCAAAGATACTGTAGGAAAGGTTAAAAATGTGGTTAAAGTCTTTAATGAACTTCAAAGCGTAATTAAAGCCTTAAACGAACTTTTGCCTGAGGAAGATCAGAAAAAACTTAAAAAATCTGATGCTACTGAAGGAAAAGATGCCGATAAAGAGTTTAAAGAAGCTTTGGGCGAGGTAACCGATATTGCCAAGAAACTGGAAAAGAAGCTGGGAGAAAAAGACGAGACTATCGAAAAATTAAATAAAAGGCTTGAGACTGTAGAAAAAGAAAAGGGGATTAAAAAATCTATTGACGGCCAGGACAATGGCGATGGCGATGGCGATAAATCCAAAAAGAAATGGGGTTCTTTTAATCTCTAATTTTTACTAATATTTTTTTAACTAAAATTATAACCAATGATTATCGATTGTGAGGTGAAAATAAATGTTTACTAATCAAGAACTATTGAACAAGAAAAACTTCCAAAAGGCTCTGAATATGATGCAGACCATTACTCTAGCTCCTCAGGAAGCTGATAGGTTTATAGATTATGTCTATGATCAATCAGTTTTGAAGAATAATGCCCGGCAGGTAAAGATGACTAAAGCCTCTGTAAATATCAGGGCTATTGGTTTGGGTACTGGTAGGATTTTACATCCTGGTAAGACTTTCTCTTCATCTGATTATAAGACTAAACTTAGTCACAATCTTATTACTCTTACTGCTAAAGAGGTTAGGGGATGTATAGTGATACCTGATGATGATATTCAGGATAATATCGAGGGCGATGCCTTTGTGGATCATATTATGCAGATGGTAACTAAGAAAATCGCTAATGAACTGGATGAGGCCTACTGGATCGGGGATACTAAGGATATAGGTGGTTTTGTTAATACCGACATCAGGAGCCTCTTTGATGGCTGGAGATATAGAATTCTCAACGAGACTAATGACGTTTCCGGTTCGGCCACTATATTAAATGCTGCGAATTCGGTAACTGGATCCGCTACCGAGACAAGTTCCAGCCATTTAGTTGACTCTGCTACCACCTTTACCGCTGCGATGGTAGGCTATTATGTGCATAATACTACTGATAATACCTTCGCTATAATTACCGCTTTCGGTAGTGTACACGACGTAACTCTAAGTAGCGATATAATGGCAAATAACGAGACTTATGAGATCTGCCAATTCAAATTAGCGGGTAAAATTGCTGAACAGGATTCGGCTGCCCCTTATAACTGGGAATTTAAGTTTGGTAAAGCTAGAAGGGTATTACCATCCATCTATAAGAAAGAGGGTCTGGCCAATCTTAGATACTTTACTAACGATCAGGTAGAACAGGATTATTTCGATGCTCTAACTGCCCGTAATACTAATCTGGGTGATCTTGCTATTACCGGGAAGGTTCCTTCTGGGAAGATTCCGATTGTATCCTGTCCTTTAATGCCCAATACTTTGGATGATGATGGTGTGTTAGATGGAGGTAGTTATACCGATTGTATGTTAACCCATAAGGATAACCTGATTGTAGGTATCTATAAAGAGATCGAAATGGAGACCGAAAGACAGGCTGCCGATAGGGCTACCTACTTCTACTACACTTTAAGGGCAGATCTGGCGGTCGAGAACGTGAATGCCATCGTAATAATCAAGAATTTAATTACCGGTTAAAATCTGATTAGGTGAGGTTTTTTAAAAATGGTGTATAGATTATATAACTATGGTAATTCGGTAACTGTACCTTATAAGGAAATGAATATTTTTGTAGCCAGGGGTCAGTTTATAGATATTAAAGATAAGGAAATGGCGGATGCTCTGTCTGCTATTCCTTATCTTGATATTGTGGAGACTGTCGATAACGAGGGCTATGAAAAAATGAATTTCTTTAAGCTGAAAAAATTGGCTAAAGATAAGGGTATCGAATTTGGTAAAAAAACTAAAAAGAAAGAATTGATTAAACTTTTAGTATAAAGCGAGGTGAAAATAATGGGTACGAGAAGTATAGATTTAAGTGAAGATATTAATATAGGTCAGTTGGTTTCTCGTCGGATAGCGGAAGCATTCAAGTACGGTATTGAATGCGACATAATTCACGGTAAGATGTTAGCAGGCGGGTCTGAGCAGGGCATCTGTGTAGCAAGCGATACTCAAAACTATGTTTTTGGGACCCGTAGAATAACTCCATATGGTCGAGTCTTCCGATATGCTAAAGCTGGCGTAGAAGTTGGTAGCATGAAAAGGGGCGTTTATGGCTATAATCAGCTAGTAGCAATAAAGGAAGGAGATTATTCGGCTGCCATTAGTGCTGTAGATGCTGGTGCAAAAAAATTAACGCTCACAGTTACTGCTGGAAAAGTTGGTGTCGATAGAGATGGTAAAATTGACAAAGATGAACTTGTTGGTGGATACATTTCTATTTACACTTCGACATCCGACCGACCACAACGAATGATTATTGGCAACTCTGCTCTTCTTGCTACAGGCACTTCCTTTACTATTACCTTAAAGGATGCATTACCTGCAGCTCTAACTGGAAGCACTGCTTGTGAGATTCTTGCTAATCCTTATAGTGACGTAAGGACTCATGAGACCACACAATACGGTTCTTGGAGCTCTGTACTTGGTATGCCTACTGTTGTAGCAACTGTAGGTCAGTATTTCTGGATTCAAACTTGGGGTATATGCCGAGTTACTCCTACTGGCGGAGAGCTTGTTGCTAATATAGCAGAGCGTATGTTTGTGTTCGGGACAAACGGTTCCATATATTCCCTAAGGGAGTTTATTGATGAAGGAGGCGGTGCAGGTGCTCCAGAAAGCAGTAGCTATCAAATTGCTGGTTTTATTGTCGAGAGAACAACTGGAGAGGCTAATGCTGCACCATTCATTATGTTGCAGATTAGTCCATAAGTAAAAAGGGCTTTTTAGGGGGCTGTTATATCACAGCCCCTTTAAACTTTAAATAGTAGAAAAAATAAGTT